AACGCCAACTTCGGCAAGGTCGAGCCGGTCGTGAAGCGACCCGGTGGCGCCATGTTCCACGGCGTCATCCAGCTCGGCACCGAGATGGTGGAGCTCTGGTCCTACAAGGAGACCTACCTCCACCCGAACACCGGCGCCCAGACGCCGTTCATCCCGGACAACAAGGTCGTCCTCCGGGCCCCCGACGGGCGCCTCGACCTGACCTTCGGATCGATCCCCACGATCGTTCCGCCTGACGCGCGCGTCGCGCAGTTCATGCCGTCGCGCATGTCGAACTCCGGCACGGGCTTCGACGTGAGCATCAACGCCTGGATCACGCCCGACAACAAGCACCTGGCGATGTCGATCGGCACGCGCGCGCTCGCCATCCCGACCGCCCTGGACACCTTCGGGTGCCTCACGGTGTTCTGATGTCGAAGGACGACAAGAAGGACGAAGGCGCGGTCGAGTCGCCCGCCCCGAAGCAGTCGCAGAAGGTCACGCCGAAGGAGCCCGAGTACCGGGTCGCCGAGGGCGTGCACATCGTCTGCATCCGAGGCGTGCTCGAGCCGGGGACGATCGTCACGGCTTCGGACTTCACCGACGGCCAGAAGGGCATCGACGAGCTCGCTGCTCGCGATCCCGCTGTCCTCGTGAAGGCGTGAACCTCTTCCGCCAAGCCGCGGCGGACAACCAGGCCATCCTGGGTGACACCGCCGCGGGCTTCTCGTGGCCGATCACGGTCACGGATCCGAACGGCCGCATCGAGGTCGTCCCCGGGTGGCCGAACGACGTGCACCTAACGATCGACCCCCAGACGGGGCAAGCGGTCGGCGGGCGCACGATCGAAGTCGCGTTCAACCGCGAGGCGCTCGCGGCCGCAGGCTTCGAGCTCCCTCATGGCGAAGCCGACGAGACGAAGCGCCCGTGGATCCTCGAGTTCGAGGACGCACGCGGCAACTCGAACCGCTTCGCGATCGCTGAAACGTGGCCGGACTCGTGGCTCCCGATCGTTCGGTGCCGCCTCGAGTTCTACCGCCTCACCGAGTAGCCGCTCACGCGCGGCCGAGACGTCGTGCCCGCGGTCATCACCGAGCTCATCGACAAGGTCGACACCTTCGAGGTCATCCGCGATCGCATCGCGGAGATCCTGAAGGTCGAGTCGGCGAACCAGGTTGCTCTCGCGCAAGCGGCGGGCAAGCCGAACCCGAACGATTGGGCGCTCCGCGTCTTCATCGAGCGGTCGACCCCGTGGGCTGAGTTCCAGGACGATCCCGAATCGCGGCTCGTGAAGCCGCAGACGCCGATCGTCAACGTCTGGTTCCAGCGAGCGCAATTCGACGGCAGCCGCGGCGACGTGGTCGAGCGTCAGATGGCGACGCCGGGGCTCTTCAACGTCGACTGCTACGGCCTCGGTGTCTCACGCGACCACGGCGCTGGCCACGTCTCTGGTGACGAGCTCGCGTCGCGCGAATCGCAGCGCGCCATTCGCTGGTGCCGCAACATCCTGATGTCGGCGCACTACACGCGCCTCGGATTCCCGCTGCCGAACAAGACGGTCGGTCGGCGTTGGCCTGATTCGATCGAAGTCTTCCAGCCCGAGATCGAAAAGTCCTCGGCGCAGAAAGTCATGGGGGCGCGTCTCGTGCTCGCCGTCGACTTCAACGAGCTCTCTCCGCAGGTCGTCGGGCAACCGCTCGAGACCGTTTCCACCGAGGTCACTCGGGGCGTGAACGGCGAAGTCCTGCTGACTGCACAGATCAATTTCACACCCTGAGGAGTGACGAATTATGGCGATTGATGCAACCGCCAGGGCGCGAGTCCTGGGCGTGGAGGCGCAGTTCCGCGACTTCCGATCCGGCGCGGTCGAGAACCTTCCGCAGCGCGTTTACGTGGTCGGGCAGGGGCAGACTGGCGTGACGTACCCGAGCACGAAGTTCGTTGCTCAGAGCGCGAACGCCGTGGGCGCGCGCTTCGGCTACAAGTCGCCGCTGTACCTGACGGCGCGGGAACTCCTCCCGCAGAACGGCGACGGCGTGGGGACGATCCCCGTGACGTTCTGCCCGCTCTCCGACGCAGTGAGCTCCGCTGCTGCCGTGGGAGGCATCTCGGTCTCTGGCACGCTCACGCAGGCGAGCGCATACCGGCTCCGCGCGGGCGGTGTGCAGTCCGATCCGTTCGCTCTGCCGAAGACGGGGATCGCGGTCGACAACAGCTTCGCCCTCGGCGCCATCTACGACGCGATCAAGGGAGTCCTCCACTTCCCCTACACGCTCACGTTCACGTTCGGCACCGTGACGGCCGGCGCGCTCCAGCTGAACGGCACCGCCGGCGGCACGGGCAACGGCACCATCACGGCTCTCAGCGTGACGGGCAACCCGCGGCCGGGCGTCTACAAGCTGTCGCTGAAGACCGTCGTGGCCAACGGTGGCGTCTGGACGCTCTACGACCCCACTGGCGCGCTCGTTGCGGACAACCTCACGATGACGCCCGGAGTGGGCGGCGTGACGCCCTTCACCCCTGGCGGCGTGAACTTCTCGCTGACGGACGGAACCACCGACTTCGGCACCGTCGGCTCGTACTTCCAGATCACCGTGCCGGCCACGGCGGGCGTCCTCACCTCCGGGTGGAAGGGACTCTCCGCAAACGACCTGAAGCTCGAGATCATCGGCGACGCGAACGGCGCCGTCTTCACGATCACGCAGCCGACGGGCGGTCTCGTGAATCCGTCCGTCCAGCCCGCGCTCGACCAGATCGGGCTCATCTGGGAGACGACGGTGCTGAACTGCCTGAACATCGACGACACGAGCGCGCTCGACGCGATCTCCGTGTACGGCGAGGGCCGCTGGGGCGCGACGGTAATGAAGCCGTTCGTGGCCTTCACCGGCTGCACGAAGCCTCTCGCGGGCGACGCCGTCGCGGTGTCCTCTCTTCGCCCGACCGACCGCGTGAACGCGCAGCTGGTGTCACCTGGGTCGCCTGACCTCCCGTGCCGCGTGGCTGCTCGCCAGCTCGCGCGCATCGTGAAGCTCGCGAACAACAACCCGCCGACCGACTACGGCGCGCAGCGAGCGGACGGTCTCGTCGCCGGCACCGATCAGCAGCAGTGGGACTACCCGACGCGCGACTACGCGATGAAGAACGGGAGCTCCACGATCGAGATCGCGGACGGCGTCGTGAGTCTTTCCGACGTCATCACGTTCTACCATCCGACCGGCGACGCGGATCCCGCGTACCGGTACGTGGTCGACATCGTGAAGCTGCAGAACATCATCTACAACCTGCAGCTCATCTTCGCCGCGCAGGAGTGGGCAGGCGCGCCGCTCATCCCCGACGACCAGGCGACGACGAACCCGAACGCGCGGAAGCCGAAGCAAGCGAAAGCCGCCGTCGCGCTCATGCTCGACAACCTCGGCGCGGCCGCGATCATCAGCGATCCGAAGACGGCGAAGAAGAACACCTTCGCCGGGATCAACTCGCAGAACCCGAAGCGACTCGACGTCACCGTTCCCGTGCAGCTCTCGGGCAACACGAACGTGAAGTCTGTTGATCTCGCATTTGGGTTCTTCTATCAGGCCGCGCCTACGGCATAATTCACACACGGTGGAGAGAGCGCGCACACGCGGCGAAGCCAAGTCGAAAGGCTTGGCCTTGTTCCAAACCGGCATCCCGTGCCAGCGAGGACACGTCGCCGAGAGGCGTGTCGACAACGGGGACTGCGTCCTGTGTGCTCTGGCGAGAGCCGAAAAGCGCTACGCCGAGAAGCGCTCAGATGTCCTGGCCTACGCGAAGTACAGGTATGCCGCGGACCCAAAGCGGCACATCGAAGCAGTTGCCAAGAGACGTGCCGCCGACCCTGAGGCAGCCAAGGCCGCGAAGAGGCGTGACTACGAGCGCCACTCGGTCGCGTATAAGGCTCGGTCGGCGAAGTGGATGGGCGCGAATCCGCAGCGCGTACGAGAGAACGCGAGGGAGTGGCGTCGTCGCAATCCGGATGCGGTCGCTGCGCGACTCGCTTTCGTGCGAGCCGCCTTGGCCGCGCGTAGCCCCAAGTGGCTCACCAAGGCTCACAAGAAAGCCATCCGGGCTGTCTACACGGAAGCTAACAGGATCACCCGCGCGACGGGCATCCCACACCAAGTGGACCACATCGTTCCGCTCAAGAGTCCATTCGTGAGCGGCTTACATGTGCCTTGGAATCTCCAGGTGCTCACAGCACGTGAGAACCGTCTGAAGTCGAACAGTTTCGAAGCTGACAGCCGGTAACGGCTCGAGCTTCTCCAACACATCTGAAGTAGGGCGCGCCGTCTGACGCATCTCCGCATGGGGACGCGGCGGGAGAGGTGCGTCCTCAGCTCGAAAAGGGACGCAGCAACATGGCAAACGCAGGCAGCCTGGAGTCGATCTCCATCCGCGGCCGACTCTTCCCCGTCGCCGCGGATGCGGACGCCAAGCGAAAGCTTGGTGGATTCGAGGTCGAGGTCCAAGCGAACGGCGACGGTTCCGCGCGGTACATCCACACGCGGGTGCCGTGGTCGCTCAGCGACATCACGATCTCGGTCGACGACACGCGCGCCGACCAGGAGTTCCTCCAGGAGATCGCGGACGGCCCCGATGAGGTGCCGATCGTCATCACGCAGATCGACGGCGTCGCGTACCAGGCGAAGGGCAAGCCCACGGGCGAGCTCTCGTTCTCGACGATGAACGCGACGTGCTCGCTGTCCCTGAGTGGCGGCGGGAAGGCCGAGCAGCAGTGAGCGACGACACCGAACACGCGATCTCCACCGAGGTCTGCGAGGCGGAACTCCAGCGATGGTGGGACGCCATGGACCTCGTGTTCGACCAGAGCACGTGGGACAACGACGACAAGAAGTCGTTCCGTTCCGCGCACGAGATCATCATCCGGGCGATGCAGCGCGGGCACCTCGTCATCGACGAGAAGGGTCAGCCCGTGTACACGCCGCAGAGCGGCAACCGGACGCCCGTCGTTTTCTACGAGCCCACGGGCGCGTCGCTGATGGCGATGGACCAAAAGAAGTCCGGTCATGACGTCGGCAAGGGATTCATGGTTGCCGCCGACATGACGAAGACGAGCGCGCAGCTCTTCGCGAAGATGGCCAACCGGGACCTCAAGGTCTGCCAGGCGGTCATCGCGCTTTTTTTGGGTTAGAGGTCGGCGCGACGCTAGTCCGAGCAGGAAACAGCGACGCGCGGCTGCCTCCCGAGCGCGACACGAGGCAGCCTCAGCACACGCTCTACGCCGTGTACGTTGAGCAGCTTCTCCAGATCTGCCGCGACTATCAGAGCCTCCCGGATCCGCGGACGCTCCGCATGCGGGAGATACGGCTCTTCTACGACGCGCTCCGCTGGGAGCTGATCCAGCGGCTCAAGACGTAACCAATGGCCGGCCGTTTCGAACTCAGCGCCATCTTCAAGGCTCGAGATCTCCTCTCGGGGCCGATCGGGAAGATCCAAAAGAACTTCCAGAAGATGTCGAAGAACGTCGGCACCTCCATCAGGGAGATGAATTCCGGCGTAGACAAGGCGATCGAGGGGCTTCAAAGAGTCGCTGCGGTCGCCGCTGTCGTTGGTGGCGCTGCCGCCGCGGGGCTCCTAGTTGCCGGCGCGCGTGGGGCCGAGTTCGAGCAGGCAATGGCCAGCGTGGGCGCCGTTTCGCTCATGACGAAGGGCGAGGTTTCCAAGCTCGCCGACGAGGCGAAGCGTCTGAGCATGGAGACCAAGTTCTCCGCGACAGAGATCGCGAAGGGCATGGAGGAGATGGGCCGCGCCGGCCTGAAAAACAACGAGGTCATGGCCGCGCTCCCTGGCATCCTGTCCGCGGCGGCCGCTGAAGGCGCGGAGTTCTCGGCGGTCTCGACGAACATCCTCAACGTCCTGAAGGGCATGGGGCTCGCGTTTGACCAGACGGACATGGTCGCGGACGTGCTCACGAAGGCGAGCGCGGCGACGAACAGCTCGATCACCTCGCTCGGCGAGTCGATGAAGAACGTCGCTCCCGTCGCGCGGCAGTTCGGCGTCGGCTTCAAGGACGCTGTCGCAGCCGTGGCGCTCCTCCAGGACGTCGGCATGGACGCCTCCGAGGCAGGCACAGCGACCGCGACGATGCTGACGAAGCTCGCGAAGCCGTCGAAGGAAGCGGCCTCGCAGATGGCGGCGCTGGGCATCAAGTTCCAGGACGCCAAGGGCAACATGCTCCCGCTGACGGAAGTCTTCGGGCAGTTCATCAAGGCTGGCGACAAGGCCGGCGGCAACATGAAGCAAGCGGCGTTCTTCGCCGAGCTCGTGGGCCTCCGCGGTCAGAAGGCCGCAATCAACCTCAAGGACCTGTTCGCGTCGGGCAAGTTCAAGGAGCTCCGGGACGATCTCGAGAACGCCGGTGGTTCCGCCAAGAAGATGGCGGACCTCCGGATGCAGAACCTCCTCGATCAATTCCTGCTGCTCAAGAACACGGTCGACGTCGTCGCCATCGAGCTCTTCAACCTCGGCGGCGATGGCCTGACGAAGGTGGTGCAGAA